TTAGCTAAACTTGCAGATAAGATTACACTAGATCCTGTTAGTTGCCTTTTTACATAGGCTTTCTCAGAACCATCAAAGTGATACTCTTGCCAAAACTGAATAGCGTCATCTATGCGGTCTTCTATTTGGTCGTCATCTACATTAATTTCGATGACAGGAAACCCGAGTCTTCGCAGACAGTAATCAATTAAATCTTGTCTTGAGGCAAGTGCCATCAGTCTCTCCTGCTATTAAGTTGGGTCAACCGCATATTGTCTTGCTTGCAGATCCGCAATCGCGGCTTGAACAAAAGCAGTAGTTGCAATTTGGGTTGTATCTGTTCCTTCTGCCGCAGTAGGTGCAGTAGGCACTCCAGTAAGTCCGGGACTAGCAATGGGCGCCTTTGTGTCAATCTGTGTTTGAATCGCACTTGTGACACCATCAACATATCCAAGCTCAGTGCTACTGACGGTTCCAATAGAAGTGTCTGCTGGTAAAGTTGCTGTTCCTGTAAATGTAGGACTTGCTTTAGGTGCTTTGTCTGTATCTAGTGTGTCTAACTGTGTTTGAATACCACTAGTAACTCCATCAAGGTGCCCGAGTTCAGCAGAGCTAACAGTACCAATAGAAGTGTCTGCTGGTAAAGTTACTGTTCCTGTTAATGTAGGACTTGCAATAGGAGCTTTTTCTGCAAGACTATTTGTGATAGTAGTTGAGAAGTTAGCATCATCGCCTAGTGCGGCTGCCAGTTCATTCAATGTATCTAATGCACCGGGAGCAGAATCAATAACATTAGCGACCGCGACATCAACATAAGTCTCAGTTGCAATTGTACTATCTACTGCAATAGTCCCGCCAGTAATTGTAATACCCGTTCCACCAGTCAATGCGGCTTGGGCTCTAGCATCAGTATAAAATAAATTACTGGACCCTTCTTCAAGGTTATCAGTATCGAATTCGGTAAAGTCAACTGCAAGCGTACCGGCAGTGTTAGAAATACCAGTGCCGCCAGTGATAGCAGATTGGACTCTAGCATCAGTATAAAACAGATTTGATGCGCCTTCTGATATATTATCTGTGTCAAAATCACCAAAGTCTAAGGAGATGGTTCCACTCGCAACAGAGATCCCAGTGCCCGCAGAAAGATACGAATCAATTTCAGCATCTACTCTAGCGTTTGTGTAATAAAGATTACTAGAACCTTCACTCACTCCATCCGTGTCAATCGACACATTGCTCAAATCCGCAAGCGCAAGAGAAATCCCGCCTTGTGTAGTTCCATCATGGACACGAAGGTGATAATCAGTCGTGCTGATAGATAGCTCACCCTCGCCACCAGTAAACGCATTATTTTGCGTTGTTGTTCCTCTTCTAAATTGTACCTGAGTAGCCATCTCTTTTACCTTAAGTTATTGATCCCAAATCAGTTGTTGCTACAGTACCGTTTGGGGTATCTAGACAATCAAACGATATGCTCACTGTTGATCCAAATGCATCTGTACCGGAGCTTTCAAAATTGCCGTAGTCACCTGTAGGAAAAACTAATGTTGGATCAGCCACAGAATAATTAGCCAAAGTCTGTATGTTACCTGAGCTATCTCTAACATAGATAGTCTTATCAGGTATGTTTACTGCAATCTCACCGAGTTCTAAATCGGTAGTTGAGGGTATAGCAGTTGAAGTATTACTTCGCTTTGGTTTTATTACTATCGCCATTTAATTTCTCTTGTGCATTTTTTAGTTCTGCTAAATCCTCATTAGCAAGAGCAAGTTTAGATTTCAAAAGCATGTTCTCTAAATTTAACTCATTCACTTTAGAAGCCAAAACATTTATATAATTGTTAACCAAACGCTCGTCCATAATCATCTCCAAATAGTGTGGGGGGAATAATCTCCCCCCTTCTTCATTTATTTATTAGAATGTTCCGCCGTCAATTGTGGCGTTGTTGATAGTTTTAGCAGTTGCTCCAGCCAAGAATGTACCAACTCTAGTATCTGTAAAGTAAAGATTGCTAGAACCTTCAGATAATGCATCCGTATCATGGTTTGCAATGCTAGAAACAGTACCAGTAACATCACCAGTAAGATCGCCAACAACATCTCCAGTAACATTTCCTGTCAAATTACCAATGACATTACCTTCGAGATCAGCAACAAGAGATGCAACCGAGTAGCCTGTACCTACAGTATCTACAGTGGTTGTAGGAACAGATTGCAAATCTTTAAACAATCTCCACTTACCATCAGACGCATCACGGAAAAGACCAGAGTAAAGGTCTTGAGATCCGCTTGTGTCATACAGACCGTAGAAACCAATATCGATTGCGTCAGACGAATTGTTACCTGTAGCAAGTGCAAACAACGGATCGTTTACAGACAAGTTTGTGGTATCAACTTGAGTTGTGCTTCCGCTTACTGTCAAGTTACCCGATACAGTTAAGTTACCAGATACAGTAGGGTTAGCTACGAGACCAACCTGAACCTGATTGTTAGTAACAGTAGTCTGAATCTCACCAGAAGTACCTGCAATTGTCAGCGTCTCGCCGCCATTAACAGTATCAGTCGTGCCACTGTCAGCCGCAAGATCAAAAGAAGTTGCAATTGCCGCAGTAGTTGCCGCTGTGATACGACCTTGCTGGTCGATAGTTATAACAGGGATCGCAGTCGTTGAACCATAAGAAGTAGGAGTTACCGCAGTATCAGCCAGATCAATTACACCAGAAGCAAAATCGATACCAGTGCCGCCAGAGAGATAGCTTTCAACTCTTGCATTCGTGAAGTAAAGATTGCTAGAACCTTCAGACAATGCATCCGTATCATGGTTTGCAATGCTAGAAACGGTGCCGGTGACATCGCCAGTTACATCACCAGTTAGGTCAGCGGTGATAGTGCCAGCAGAGAAATTGCCAGAGCCGTCTCTTTTTACGATTGTAGATGCAGTACTAGAATCAGTTGCCGCATCAACTTCATCAGTGTAGTATTTACCACCGATAACATGAATTACCTCATTGGCGCCGCTATCGACTGATTCGATATACAGTTTACCACCAACACCATCATTAGATGCATCTTGTACATAAGCGAGTTCCGCCTCTGCCAGTTGCGATGTCGTTGGGGCGGTATTGCCCGAGGATCTTTTAATTTGAATTACTGAAGCCATTTTTCTCTCCTGAGTTTATAATGCTTTGTTGTTTATCTAACTTTAAAATGTTCCGCCATCTAGAGTTACACCAGCAGAGATGGATGCTTCGACCGCACCATCTATATTGTTGCTAACCGACACCGCGGCATCGACTTTGTCCTGCAATGAAACTGCTTCCCACTTTTCCGTACTCGCATTATAAACTAGCGTTTCGCCTGTTGCGATAATACCATCATCGCCTCTATCTAGATTGCCTATATTGTCTTCTAATTTGCCTACTGCTACTCTTGACCGTGCAGCCACGGCAGCAACAGTAGGGGCATTTCCAACCGAAACCGAAACTTTCATTACTTGGTAGCCTCCGGTGTTACTGTTATAATTCCTTCTAAAACTCTTACTGTCTCATCAACTGAAGTTATTTCTATATCATACACATATCTACCTGCCTTAACCGCAGATGTTTGTGCGGCAGTTAGAGAAAGTGTAATCTCACCAGTCAAGTCTACTTTATCTGTTGTAAACGCTGTATAAGTATTAGTGTAGTAACTTCTGCGCATCTGCGCGGCTACAGTATAGGTAGATAGGTCTTTAGCAGAACCATCTGTATTTGTCAGATTTACAACCAGTTCATATGTTGTTCCCTGGTCTATAAATAGATTCTGTACGGTAGCCATAGTTTACCCTTTGTAAGTCGTATTATTTATAAAATTATGAAACTGTTAAAATGAAGACCATACTAACATTGAAATATGGGGACAAATACACATCTTCAGATGTTAATCTTATTTATGCCAAGACAAATGGCGAATATAATTATGTCTGTTTGACGGACAACCCATCTGGGCTGCACCCTGAGATCAACACAATACCAATAGATTCTGAATATGGTCACTGGAATAAAGTGCTGATGCTAGGATTAAAAAACTTAGGAGATGTTCTTTACTTAGATTTAGATGTCCATTTACAGCAATCTATTGTTGACATCTGGAAGCATTGTCAGTATACTGCGTCTGTCGCTTTCACATACTGGAAATCTAATGATTTTCCTACTAAGAGATGGGAGTCTAATCCTGACCCTAGAATGAGCTATCTCAGTAACTATAACTCAAGCGTCATGCTTTGGAAGAGCGGGCACTGTGACCACATAGTAAACAAATTTTTAGAAAATGAAGACTATTACATGGTAAAATACTGCGGAGGCGATGATCGATTTTTTTGGCATGAATGTGAAATGAAATCGCTTCCTAAAGGGTTGATCTATTCTTATGTATACGGCGCTGATTATATATATGATGATAGATCATTCAAATACAGACCTGAATACATGATTGCTCTTTTGAACGGACAAGATCGTCATACCGATGTGAGAAAAAAATATTATGATGCACTTTCTTTGCATAAAATGGGGTGACAAGTATTCCCCTGATTATGTAAATAATCTATACCATATGGTAAGTAGGAACTATAGCAAACGATTTAAATTCATTTGCTATACGGACGAGCCTGAAGGATTAGATAAAAAAATACAAGTCAGGTCTATTCCCAAGATAAGCCCTTTGCACCCACAGTACTGGTTTGGTTTAGAAAACTATTGTTGGGATAGAGCAAAGTTTCTTCTATTCAATTCTCACTATTGGCTCAAAACTAAAGGACCTTTTTGCTATCTTGATCTTGATGTTGTTATACAAAATAACATTGATGATTTTTTTGACTTAGCAACAGAAGGACCCCACATGATTTATAGTCACTGGGATAATCCTAAAAATCTTAATGACCGAGCGTTTAAAAATATCAGGGGCACTCCTTATAACTCTAGTGTCATGTTATGGAATAGTGATATATGCGAAAAGATTTATCAGGATGTTTTAGAAACACAAGATGTTGTTTTTAAGACCTTCTTTAAAGGCAGCGATAACTATCATTACTGGAGAGAACATCAGGTAGTCGGCGATAACTTTTGGAAATTTTTACCTGATGATTGGGTTTACTCTTACAACAGAGGAAGAAAATATCCGGAAGATATGGAAGAGCATTTGTATAGAGAAGATTGCAAAGTCTGTCTATTCAATACTGATCTGATACCGGGTGACAGAGAACAATATAAGCCGCACGAATTAAAAAAAGACTATGACTTATTGATTCATTGGCACGGTAAAGATGATTTTGAAAGATTGTGGTTACCCAAACTGCCCGAGAATTTCTTTGATTACACTACAAAAGACTTGCTGAAAATAAAGGACATGGTTGAAAGAAACGATCATGTCCAACTAGCCGATAAATTCTTATCTGAGTTTCCTAGATTCATACGAGAGTGGGACAGATATCATACAGACTATGATAAGATGAAGAATTGGATGGGCTTTGCGTGGCTTAAAGAAAGAAATATCACTGAGAGGTATCTAAACTACGATGCGCATCAACTTATTAAAGATAATTTTGATGCAGGCGATTTAGTTTCGGTGCATAAAACATTTGCTGAAGCGTTTCCAGAAGATCCTGTTATTAGAGATGCAGATCAGAGTATGCTTTGGAATATGACATATGAAGAAATATGCGAAACCTTCGATACTTTATATGCATATCAGCGACAAGATTGGCTGATGTCAGAATATATTGACAACGGACCTTCTGTGTTTTTCTGGCACGCCACATATGAGGAGCTGGCTGAGTTATACAAAAAATACTATTTTCACAATCTCACTGAATTGTTTTATAATGAGAAGTATGAAGAAGTGTTTGAGAGATTATACAATATCATGCCTAGAGAGGAACTCATGCGAGTTCTTAATCAGAAAGGAGATGACAATACACTCTTCAAATACTTTCAAAGCTACGGTGAAGAGTATAGTGATTTGTATAAGGGCTTGTATGATGAAGAACCTGATGGTGTGTTACTTCAAATCTCAACTGCTAGAAATGATACTGGAAATGATTTCAATGATATTTTTGTCGATGGTAAACAAATCAACAAAAAGATACTCAATGAGTTGTTTAGTGACTACCGTATAAACTGGGTAACCCTTACATGTGAGATTGCGGATCCTGTGAAGTGTGACAATTTCACTGAAGTGTGTGAATTTTTCAATAGCAGAGATATTCCTATCACTCTACAAACTCGCACTGAGAACCCAGATTTACAAGGTATGGACATAGTAGAAATAGTACATATAAAAGAAGAGGAGAAGTCAAGGGAAAATTTAATTGTTTCAGATTACAATGACAAAGGAAAGCCAGTCGATTTAGAAACACTAAAAAGATTTGGGCATACAATTGAGACTCGCAATAGAAGAACAAAAGCAAAAGACAAAGATCCTGTTTGGTGCGATGCAAGAAAGAGTTCCTACTTCTACATAAACTCTGCGGGCAATACTTTCCCGTGTGCGTTCATTGCGAGAGATGTAACCGAAAACAAATTATTCCCTTATCATCCTATTGACTATCCATTTAATATGCAGTATAATGACGGAACAAAATTCTCACTCAATGAAATCATATATAACAGCGACATGCAAAACATAAGTGAACACCTGAAAAGAAATCCGTTGCCTATATGCAAGAAGAAATGTGGAGATTGTAATGAGAGTTAATTATGTTTGCTCTAAGTGGGGTACAAAATACGGTCCTCACTTTGTTAATCGTTTAAAGAATATGGCGTTTAGAAATACGCCAAAAGAATTTGAACCACACTTCTATTGTTATACAGAAAATCCTGAGGGCTTAGATGATGATGTCACTGTTATTCCTTTTCCTGATATTCCTAATATTCACCCTAAGTATTGGTTTGGTGACGACAATTTTAAATATGGTATGGCGAGGTGCTGGGATCGTCCTAAAACTTTTGTTTTCAATACTCATAATTTTGCTCCTGATAAACCTACTGGACGCTTTGTGTTCTTTGATTTGGATGTCATCATTCAAAGAGACCTTACACCTATTATTACTTACAACCTAGAAAGACCTACTAAGATGAAGTCTTGGTGGCAAGATCCAAGACCTATGGACACTCGCCGATTCAAACTATCACATGGTGCTTATACTAATGGAAGTTGTCAAGTGTGGAGTGACGATCAGTGCGAACCTATATGGAATGATGTATTAGAGAATCAAGAAAAGATTTGGTTTACATTTACTGATGGTACCGACAACTATCACAGTTGGCGTTGGGGTAGATACGGAGCTGACTTGTGGGATTACTTTCCTTCTTGGATGGCTTACTCGTACAATCGTGGTCGATCATGGGAAGAAGATGATTTGAATGTCGGCATATATCGTGAAAATTGTATTGTTTGTGTATTCAATGTTGACCTACTTCCGTTTGAAGATGAAAGTCGAGGGCACACAAAACAAGATGAATTAGCAGATCCTAAGTTGCTAGAGCATTGGCGATGAACGAAGTCAGAATATTTGAAGAAAGAGAATGGCTTTGGCCCAAAGAAGATTATCATTGCTGGAAACATTTAACTGAGTATCATCCAAAAATACCGGAAGACATTCTTAAAACTATTGGCAAAGTATTCACAGTAGTTCAAGCTGGCGGCAATTGTGGGTTATATACTGCTCAATACGCTAAACATGTTGAACATGTTATTACTTTTGAACCTGAACCCAATAATTTTTTATGTCTTAAAAATAACATAACTGAAACTAATGTTACAATGTATGAAGCC